CATCGGAAAAGCGCGCCAAGGTCGTGGGGGACGCGCGTCCACGGGCGCGCCACAATGAAGAAACCGCTCCGCGGGGGCCGGATTTCGCTGCGAAAACGCAGCGTTTTTTGATGGCTTTTTTCGGGGAGCAGGGCGGAGGATTCACGGATGAAGGAAGCAGATGTGAAGACCGTCGTCGAGATCGCCGGGAAGATCCCGGAGAAGGCCAGGACGTCCAGGGCGAAATCTTCGGCGAAGGGCAAAAAGACAGCCGGCAAGCGGTCGAAGGCGCGGACCGGGAACGAGAAACTGACGCCGGCGGCGATCTACCGAAAGATGATCTCATTCGGAAAGGTCTACCAGGTCGAAAAGGAGCAGGACTTCATCGAGGCCGCGCGGATCTACGCCGAAGAGGCGGGCCTGATCGACCAGATCCGGGACCAGATCGCGGAAGAGGGCCTGACGGTCCTGAAAAGTTACAAAACCGGTGACGTGCCGGTGGCCCACCCGCTCCTCAGCGAGCTGCCCAGGCATGTCGAGTCAGCGAACAAGTGCCTGGCCACGATCGGGAACATGATCGGAGAACGGGGCGCCAGGGTGGAAAAGGCCGCGAGGGACCTGGACGCCTTCCGGCTTCACTGATAACGGCGGGGTGGTCGGGGAGTGAAGGAAGCAAAGACGAACGCGATCCTCGCCTACTGGGAGGAGATACGGACCGGCGGCGTGACCGTCGGTAAATGGATCAGGACGCTGTATGAGGTGATCCTGAAGGGACTGGAGGAGGAGCGCTGGTTCTACGACGAACGCCTGGCGGACAACGCGGTCCGGTTCATTGAGCGTTTCTGCCACCACTACAAGGGCCAGCTGGCGCCTCGGCGGCTGAAGCTGAGCCTGTGGCAGCGGGCGGCGATCAGCCTAATCTTCGGGATCGTGGACGCATCCGGACGGCGGCAGTTCCGTGAAGTCTTCTGGGTCGTAGGCCGGAAACAGGGGAAAACGCTGCTGACGGCGGCGATCGGGACCTACATGGCCTACGCCGCGGGGGAATACGGATCGGAAATCTATTTCCTCGCGCCGAAGATCGACCAGGCAGATCTGTGTTATTCCGCCCTGGAGTTCAATGTCCACGCGGAACCGGAACTGGACGCGATCACAAAGTCGACGAAGTACAGGGGCTTGATGATCAGTGAGACGAACACGATGGTCAAAAAACTCGCGTTCTCCAGCAAACGATCGGACGGATATTCGCCTCAGTTTTTCTGCGCTGACGAAGTAGCCGCGTGGCCGGGATCGAACGGCCTGCGCCAGTGGGAGGTCATGGTATCAGGTACAGGTGCCAGGAGCGAACCGCTGGGGATGGCGATCAGCTCCGGCGGTTATGAGAATGAGGGCCTGTTCGACGAGCTGATGAAGCGGTCCACGGCGTTCCTGATGGGAAACAGCCGGGAGCAGCACATCCTCCCGATCATCTACATGGTTGACGATCCGGAGAAGTGGAACGACCTGGCGGAACTGAGGAAGGCGCTACCGGGCCTGGGCGAGAGCGTCAGCGAGGACTTCATCCGGAAGGAGATCGCGACGGCGGAGGAATCCATCCCGAAGGCCATTGAGGTAAAGGTCAAATACGCGAACCTGAAGCAGGCGATCAGCACCTGCTGGCTTCGGGCGGAGGACATCGAGAAGGCTTTCGGTTACAGGAAGTCCCTGGAGGAAATCCGCGGGCATTACTGCGTCGGGGGCCTGGACCTCTCTCAAAGCGTCGATCTGACCAGCGCGACGATCGTCACAGAGGTCGACGGGATCCTGTGGGTCCACTCGCATTTCTGGCTTCCGAACAAGCGTCTGGAGGAGGCCACCAGGCGGGACAACATCCCGTATGAGATCTACATCAGGAAAGGCTTCCTGAGCCTGAGCGGCGAGGAGTTCATCAATAATGACGACGTGCTGCTGTGGTTCATGGACCTGGTGAAGAAATATAAGATCTACCCGCTGATCATCGGCTACGACCGGTGGTCAGCCCAGGAAACCGTGCAGAAGCTGAACCAGAAGAGCTTCCACACGGACAGTGTTACACAGGGGTTCAACCTTTCCGGCGTTTCGGACATCTTCGAGGGGATGCTCCGGGAGGGGCGGATCCGGGACATGGACGACAACGATCTGCTGAAGATCCACATGGCGGACAGCGCCCAGCAGATGGAGAGCAACGCGGAATATGCTCATCCGCGGAAAAAGCTGGTCAAGATCAGCCGGGCGGCCCACGTGGACGGCATGGCGGCGCTCCTGGACGCGATGGCCATGAGGCAGTTCAAATGGGCGGAACTGGGGCAGAGGTTGACGAACAAGGGAAAAGCTCCGACGAACGCGGGACAGTAAGAGGTGAGGGAGAACATGGGACTTTTTGAGAGAATCTTCGGGAAGCGGGAGCCTCCGGTGACCGTGAAGGAGAAGGCCACCGTCTTCAGAATGCTGGACGGATACGTGCCGGCGTTCCGGACCTGGAACGGATCGATTTATGAATCCGACCTGATCCGGGCCGCGCTGGACGCGCACGGGAGACACGCGGCGAAGCTGAAGGTGAACATTCAGGGAAACGCGCAGTCCGGACTTCAGAACAAGCTGAGGATCCGCCCGAACAGCTTCCAGACCTGGTCAAAATTTTTATACCAGACAGCGGAGATCCTCTACGCAAGGAACACGGTCTTCATCGTACCGACCCGCGGGGAATACGGGGAGGTCACCGGCGTGATCGACGTGATCCCGGACACCTGGGAACTGGTGGAGTTCAAGGGCGATCCGTGGATCCGCTTCCACCTGCCGGAGAACAAGCGGGCCGCAGTGAAGCTGGACGAGTGCGGGATCCTGACCAGGTATCAGTATCGGAGTCCGCTGTTCGGCGAAGGGAACGACGCCATGAAGGCCACGCTGGACCTCATCGAGATGCAGCGGCAGGGGATTACCGAAGGGATCAAAAACGGGGCCAGCTACCGCTTCAGCGCACAATCGGACAACTGGGCGAGCGACGAGGACCTGTCCTCCGAGATGGAGCGGTTCAACCGCTTCACCTTCGGAAACAGGAAAACCTCAGGCGGCGTGATCCTGTTCCCGAATACCTACACGAACGTCCAGCAGCTGAAACAAGAGTCTTACAAAGTGGACGCTGATCAGCTGAAACTGATCAAGGACAACGTTTACGACTATTTCGGCGTAAACGAGGACATCATTCAAAACAAAGCCTTCGGCGATGCCTGGCTCGCCTTCTATGAAGGATCCGTGGAATGGTTCAGCGTCCAGCTCAGCGAGATCCTTTCCGCGATGATCTTCACGGAGCGTGAACGGCAGTACGGGAACCAGGTCTTCCTTTCCAGCAACCGGCTTCAGTACATGAGCAACAGCGACAAGATGAGCGCGATCAGTCAGCTGGCGGACCGCGGCCTGGCCACGCGGAACGAGCTGCGGGAGATCCTGAATCTGGAACCGATGCCGGCACCGTACGGGGACCAGATCCCGGCGAGGGGTGAGTATTACGACGTTACAAATCCGCCGGAGGACAAGGCACCGGCGGAGGATCAGAACGGAGGGGAAAACGATGAATAAAGAGACACGGGCCTTCAGCTTTGAGGTGAGGGCGGAGGAAAACGAACAGCACGGCACATTTATTACAGGCCTGCCGATCGTTTTCGATCGCGCGACGGACCTGGGATGGTGCCAGGAGACGATCGCGCGGACCGCGCTGGATAACACGGACCTGCGTGACGTGCGCTTCCTGATCGGTCACGATACTTCTATGGTTCCGCTGGCGCGGAGCCGGAATAACAACGAAAACTCTACCATGCAGATGACGGTAACGGAGCGGGGACTGGAGATCCGGGTGGATCTGGACGTGAAGGGAAACCCGCGGGCGGCAGAGCTTTATTCCGCGGTGAGCAGGGGCGATATTTCCGGAATGTCGTTCATGTTCGTCGTCGATAAAGACAGCTGGGCAGACGTAGAAAGCGACTATCCGAAAAGGACAGTGGAGAGCATCTCCCGCGTCCTGGAGGTGAGCGCGGTCGCCTTCCCGGCGTATGAAAGTTCCGAGATCCAGGTTGCTTCTGAAGACACGGCACTGGACAGTGCGCGGGCCTCGCTGGAGAGCGCAAGGCAGAAGCTGGCGGAGGAACGGGCGGCTGAGGAAGCCGCAAAAGCAGCCGAACAGGCTGCAAAAGCCGAAGAGGAACGCCGGACGGCGGCTCTGGAACGGCTGAACAATCTGATCGGAGGTATCAAACCATGAGTGAACTGATCGAAAAGACCGTTGAGGAGCTGGAAGCCAGGCAGGCGGAGATCGCCGGCATGGAAACCGAAGGCGTCGAAACGGACGAGATCGAAGAACGCGCGAACGAGCTGGAGGCCATCCAGGGAGAACTCGAAGCGCGGAAAACTGCCGAAGCCCAGCGGGCTGAGGAAGAACGCGCCGTCGCGAATGGCGCCGGCGAAACCAGAGAAAAGCATGAGGAGGACAAGAAAATGGATAACCTGGAAATCCGCAACACGCCCGAATACATGGACGCGTTCGCCAACTACATCAAGACCGGTAACGACAAGGAATGCCGGACCCTTCTGACGACCAACGCGAGCGGCACCGTGCCGGTCCCGGCCCTGGTCGAAGAGATTGTGAAGACCGCCTGGGAAAAGAATGAGCTGCTGAACCGGATCACCAAGACCAGCTTCCGCGGAAACCTGAAGGTTCCCTTCGAGAAGAGCGCCGACGGCGCCTATGTTCATACCGAAGGCACCACGGGCCTCACTGAGGAAGCCCTGGAGATCGGTATCGTGACCCTGACTCCGGCCAACATCAAGAAGTGGATCCGGATCAGCGACGAAGTCGTGGCCATGGGCGGCGAGGGCTTTGTCCGCTACATCTACGAAGAGATCACCTACCGCATCCTGAACAAGCTGGTCAGCGAGCTGGTGAACAAGGTTGTGCTGGCGGAGGCCTCCCACGGTTCCACCGCGGTCGGCGTACCGGTGCTGAAGCAGGCTCCCGGCG